GTGGAACTCCCGGCGGATCTGTTCCGGGCACATTGACATAACTTTTATTATTTTATATTATAATTTAAATCTAACTAGGGGCCGGGGGCGCTCAGTCCCTGACTTTTGGAGTAGTATATGGCCGTTGAATTATTTGGTTTTACAATTGGAAGATCACAAAAAGAAAAGGAACAACAAGATCACGTTTCTTTTGCACTCCCACAATCAGAAGATGGTTCAATAGATGTAGCAGGAACTCCTGGCGGAGCTTACGCTACTTATTTGGATATGGAAGGTTCTGCAAAGAATGAAGCAGAGTTAATCATACGTTATAGATCTATGGCACTTTTTCCAGAAACGGAAATTGCAATAGACGACATAGTAAATGATGCTGTTGTGTCTGACAGAGAACAAGCCCCAGTTTCCCTCAATCTTACCAATGTTAATATTTCACCAGACATTAAAACAAAAATAAACGAAAACTTTAGAGAAGTATTAGGTCTGTTGAAATTCAATGAAACTGGATTTGATACTTTCCGAAAATGGTATATTGACGGCCGACTTTATTATCACATCATAATAGACCCCGAAAATCCCAAAAAAGGTATTTTAGAACTCAGACCGATTGATGCACTCAAGATTAGAAAAGTTCGCCAAATCCTCCCACCAAAAGATCCAAGTGAAAATTCTTTAATGCCCGTAGTTGAAGAATACTTTGCATTCAACGAAGGTGGTATGGATGGTAAACAGGGTGGTCAAGTAATGAGAATTGCAGCAGATTCTATTGCATACTGTCACTCAGGATTACTAAACGAAGACAAGAGAATGGTTCTTTCATATCTTCATAAAGCAATCAAACCTCTTAATCAATTACGAATGATTGAAGATTCGGTAGTCATCTATCGTATTTCAAGAGCTCCTGAACGAAGGATTTTCTATATTGATGTTGGTAACCTTCCAAAACAAAAAGCAGAACAGTATCTAAAAGATATCATGACTCGTTATAAAAACAAACTTGTCTATGATGCACAAACTGGTGAAGTTAGAGATGACCGAAAACACCAATCAATGTTGGAAGATTATTGGTTGCCTCGTAGAGAGGGTGGAAGAGGAACAGAGATTACTACACTTCCAGGCGGAGAAAATCTTGGTGAACTAGCTGATGTTGAATACTTCCAGAAAAAACTTTACAAGTCTCTCAATGTTCCAGTATCAAGATTAGAATCTGAATCTGGGTTTGTTCTGGGACGAGCTCAAGAAATATCTAGAGATGAAGTAAAGTTTACAAGATTTATTGAAAGACTTAGAAACAGATTTAATCATCTTTTCAATGCTTGTCTTGAGAAACAATTAATATTAAAGGGTGTTCTTACATTAAATGATTGGAGAGCAATTTCTCCTAATCTGTTTTATGAATGGCAGTCGGATTCACACTTCGCAGAACTTAAAGAAGCAGAGATGTTGAATGAAAGATTGGCCACATTACAGAATATGAACTATGCTGATGAAATTGTTGGAACCTTCTATTCTAAAGAATTTATTAGAAAGAGAATTCTAAAACAAACTGATGAAGAAGTTCAGATGATAGATAGACAGATTGAAGCCGAAGCGGAATCTGCACCACCAGAAGAAGAAGAGGAATCTTTCGTTCCAAAACAGGACAAATTTATGAAAGAAGATATAAAACTCAAAAAAGAGATGAATGACATAATGAAAGGTGTTCTTTCTGAATCATAAAACTAACTTGATATAAATACTATTAACCATTAGAAAAGGATTAAAAAGATGAGTGACTATTCAACCGAAGATATTGTGAAATATTCCATCTCAGGTGATGGATCAAGAGTTAAAGAAGCTATTCATGGTGTAATAGCTAGTAAAATTATGGCGGGTATGGAGGCTAAGAAGTCGGAGGTTGCTCAAGCAATGTTCAATACTGTTCCTGTTTCTCATGACAAACAAGAAGTAGCAGATACTTTCGTTGCTGCAGCTGAAAAAGAGACATCACAATAATGTACACTGTTATATGAAAAAATATAAAGAGTTTCGCTCGGAACAACAATATATAACGGAGGTCGGGCCATTTGCTAGTGCAATGATGATTGCAATGGGTGCTGCTGGTCTAGGATTCGCGGGGTTTAAACTCTTTAAATCAGCAAAAGAAAAGATTAAAGGGTACAGAGAAACCAAAGCTGAAAAGAAAGCAAATAGAGAATCTGGTGTAGAGATTGAAGTTAAAAAAATTAATCCAGAAACAGGAGAAGAATATGAAGAATTAGTTCCTCTTTCTGGTAGTGATGCTAATTTAGATGCTGAGGGTGTAGAAAAGAAAAGAAAGGAACTACAAAAAAAATATGATAATATGGAAAAGGGTAAAGATAAAGCTGCGGCGAATGTTAATATAAGAGCCGCACTTGGTAAGGGCCCGGAAGATATCATAACAAAAGATGATAAAAAAAAGGGTATGGATCTTCTTAAAAAGGCACAAGAACCTGAGCCAGAACCAGATGAACCAGATGAACCAGAAGATGCACCAACAGATGAACCAGAAGATAAAGTAGAAAGAGATAAAGACGGAAATCTTAAAAATCAAGATGATGCTGAAGCTGCATATAAAGCTTCCAACTTTACAAAGGCACCTGCAGGATGGCAAAAAGATCCAGATGATGAAAAGAAAGTAGTTAAAAGAGGTGAAAAAAAGAAAAAAGCTACTGGACAGGGACAAGAGGCTGGGAAAAAGACTTTAGGTGTAGTAGATAAAGATAAACAAGCAGCACTAAAACAAAGATTAAAAAATAAAAAAGAAAATAGTACTAAAGAAGAATTTTTAATATTTGCAAAAACTGAATTATCATCTCTAACAGAAGAAGATAGAACACAAATACTTGAAGATTTAGTTTTAGAGGAAGTTATAACACTCACGGAAAGTAAAGAATTACAAACTATCGTGGAAATGAAAAGTAAAGTATTAAGTTTTGGAGAGTTCATCACAGAAGGTGTAATGAATGATTTACTCAAAGCGACTAAATCTAAGAAAGACAGTGAAATTACTTTAGATGATGGAGCAGATATACCGATAGATCCGCTTACATCGCAAATTTTGGTTAAATATATAGAAGGGCTAAGCTCTTCAGAGAAAAATAGAACTATTCAACAAATCCAAAGAACTGAACGAGCATTCATGAAGGTTCTCGGAAAAGCACACGAAGGATAACAGATGGCAATTACCAAAGTAGAAAATGAGATAAAAGATACTAATACAAGGTATACAGTGCAATTTACAGGTCTTGCAGGTGATGCAAGTAACCTTTCTGCTAGTCTCTGGGCTAATCTTTCTACATTAGCTTATGCTTCAGCTACTGTAACTTTGGCATCTGCACCAACTACAAATTTGTGTATCGGAGAAGTACTGACCACAAATGATTCTACAGCAATATTCCTGAGAGTTACAGATTTCACTGCAGGCGCCACAACTTTTAAAGCTTATAAAGTTACAAGTGCCACTGATATAACCCCTCTAGGTTGGACTGCAGAAACTGCGACAGATGTTGGAACTGGAAAAACTTTAACAGGGGGTGTTTCTGGACTTTGTTCTTCACTCACTCATGGTAGTACAAGATTGGCTATCGCTGCACCAAAAATTAATCTCAGAAAACTTTGGTGGAACATAGCAACTGGTATTGACCATACTAGAATTTTCTTTGATGGAAGTTCCACAGAACAAACTATTGCATTTTTGAGAGGTGGTAGTGGTTATTACAATTACGCAGATAGTGGACAATTTGGTGGCCCAATAAGTATGGGAGCTGCAGATGGAAATACTAGTAATGTACTTGGAGATGTTTCTGTAACAACAGTAGGTGCTGCTAATGTTGATACTTACTTGATAGGAATAGAGATAGGAAAAATGGAAGGATTTGAACTACCAAATTTCATGAAGAATGGACAACTTGGATACAGATTTAACCAACACGGATTTTCGGACGCATACTAATGAAAACATTTAAAGATTTTACGGAAGCGATGACTATCGCACAAAGAAGGAAGCGGTCAATCATTTCCAAAAAGAAAGCAAAAATTACTGCCATAAAAAGAAAAAGGTCAATGAAAAAACCGCCGAGTATGGATAAGATTGAAAAGGCGGTAACTAAAGCAGTAAGACAAAAAGCAATTGCAATAGTAGATAAGGCAGGAAAATATAAAGATCCTGAGGCATCAATTGGAATAAAAAATTCTATAGAGAAGAAGGCCGATCTTAAAGTACAAAAAATGGGTAATAAGTGGAAAAAAAGATTGAAACCCATGATCAAAAAGAAAATGAAAGATGCTTTTAAAATGCGTCAGGCTAGTGCAAAAGAAAAATAACAAACGGAGAGAACCATGAAACTAATTAGCGAAGAAGCAACAAATGTAGAATTTCTTACAGAAGCCAAAAAGGATGGTGGTAAGAATTACTTCATTGAAGGTATCTTCATGCAAGCAAATAAGAAGAATCGAAATGGAAGAATATATCCAACAGAAGTTCTTCAAAAAGAAGCAAAACGATATACTGAAGAGTTTATCATTAAGAAAAGAGCTTTTGGTGAATTGGGACATCCAGACGGGCCAACGGTCAATTTGGAAAGAGTTTCCCACATGATAGAAGAGTTGGAAGAAGTAGACCAAAATTTCATGGGAAGAGCTAAGATTTTAGATACTCCATACGGAAAGATTGTAAAGAGTCTTATTGATGAAGGTGCTCAATTGGGAGTTTCATCAAGAGGTATGGGTTCTTTAAAGTCTGGTAAAGATGGTATTTCAGAAGTTCAAGGTGACTTTTACCTTGCAACAGCAGCTGATATAGTTGCTGATCCTTCCGCTCCTGACGCCTTTGTGGCAGGAATCATGGAAGGGAAAGAATGGATTTGGGATAATGGTCTTCTTAAAGAGACACAGATCCAAGAATATAAAGATAAAATTGATAATTCTTCAAGAAAGGAACGTGAGAGCGTACTTGTCGAGGCTTTTAAAGATTTTATTGTTAAGTTGTAAATATAAGTTCTTATAAATAATATTAGTTAACATACACACAGATAACATTACAGGAGATTTTCAATGTCTGAAGAAATTTTGGAACAAACGGCTGAAGAACTGGAAGAGGAGCAACAAGCTGTTGCG